AAAGATAAACAGGAACTTCAAATACTGACCAATAAAAATCTACTTGTAATAAATTATAGGGTGAAGGCTTATCAGGTAATTTACCTGGAAACCAAGACCTAGTACCATCTTTCTTGACAATCCCCCTTCTTGGCATCTTACATTTATCTTCAATAATAACTTTATCACCTTTTAAATCTATGTAACCATGTACAGGAATATTGATACCATCAAACCATTTAAAGGCTTCAATCTCTGGCTTACAAGACTCCCAACCTGGTATTGATTGATGAGCCTTATGACAGTTAGCAATCATAGCTGGTACTATACTTTTGTAATGGCTTAACTTTTCTTGGTCATCAGGTGTAAGTGCAACTAGCTTATCTAATTTTTCTTGTACAGAAACAAATGTCATTTGTTCTCCTGTATCTTTTCACTTTCTATTTGAAAAGCTATATTAAATTCTTCTGCAACAACATCTAGTTCTTCATAATCATCTAAGAAATAACTCATTGGTTTTTTTAAGAACTTACTTATCTTTACCAAATTAATTAATGGTATTCGATTCTCACCTTTTTCGTATTTACCTATTTGTTGATATGTATTCTTTAGAGCTTTAGCAACTTTAGTTAATGGAACAATAGTTTCTTTACCAGTAAACTCATTGACCTTAGTTCTTCTTGCTTGTCTTAATCTTTTACCTAATTCAATATAGAATTGATTATCTTCCTCAAAGTTTTTCTTAGCTTTATGTGATAGTTTCATTGTGTTCCTTCCTTTAATTTAGAGTATAGAATCCCTTAAGTGCTTATGCAACTTTTTATATATACTTAATTAAGTATATAAAAATTTAGCATCTTTGTTCTCTGCTTCAACAATTCTTCGGAATAATTGATTGTATTCCTTAAATGCTTTCAGAGTATGTACACATTGCCTTCCTTTATCTTTAGCAGCATAAACTTTTTTATGTGCCTTATCTAGCTTATTGTACAATCTAACATTGCTATTTCTTAAGCTCATCATTCTCCTCACCAATAAGTTTTATATTTGCACTAATAAGTTTGTTATCGGTGATATTTGCTTTTGCAAACTCACTAGGCATTTTTTGATTATGTGCTTTTTGTGTAGCATCTTCTACACTAGCACCATCAAAAATTTCTTCAAAATCTACTGCTAATTCTAAACTTGATCTTTTTAAAACTTTAACCATTTAAAACTATGTTTCTGCTATAACCAGAGTAATCTCTTTTAATCTCATCTCTTTGTTCTAGCTTTTCAATTAGCGAACTGATTGAATTTTTACTTTTGTAACCCATTTCATTAGCCATTTCTAAAAATGTTGGCATATATCCATGTTTTGTACTATAATTTTTAATATATTGCAATAGTCTGAGCATTTTAGGTGTCATTGGTCTAAGACCTTTTTGTTTTGTTTTCATCTATGACTAACCTCCTTAATAATTCTGTGTAGCCATTGATGTCGTCAAAGCTATCTTTTTTATAATTATCTGATTGCATAACTCTCCAACATTTAAGAAAAATCATAAATAAACCAAAGAATTTAAGGGGTATTTTAACATCTTGGTTGTTATGAATTGATAAATATTTTTCCATAATTCCTACCATTACATAAGAGGTATGGTCAAAGTGTCCATAATCATTTTGTTTTTGTTTTAATAATCTTTCTATCTCACTTATAAATTTTACATTATCTGACATAAGTTCCTTCATTGTTTTGGCAAAAATGAGCTATAACATTTTGTTTTTTATATTTTACCAATATCCAAATTTCATTATTACCCTCTGTATAATTTGGATTTTTTATATACTTTACTTTTTCTTCAAACATTTCTTCACAAAGGGGAGGTTCTTCAGAATAATAAAAAGGTATCTTTTCATATTTTAAATCTCCTCCCTTTGTAAATATAACTAAAATTAAAAAAACTACTTTCAATTAGAAAGGAATTTGTTTACTTTGAGGTTTAGCTTGTTTAGGTCTAGGTTCGTTCTTGTAACCAGATAAAATATTACCTGATTCATTAATCCAACCGATTAAACCTTTGTGTCCACCAGCTTCAGAGTAATTCATTTCGCCAGTAAATTTATCATCACCTTTGAATAAAACTCCTACTTGAGCAAACACTTTAACAAACTTTGTATTACCATCTCTTGATGCACCTTTGACTCCAAGAATTGTACCCTTGTTGCCATTATCTAAATTTACATTTCCTGAGAAATCAATTTTGATGGCTTTTTCATTGTTGGCATCATAAGGAAATAATACCCAATCCTTCTGCTTACCACTACCATTGTCTGACATTCTGTCCTCCATTTTTTTTTATTGATTGTTGTTGTGATTCAAAATCTTTTTCTATTGAATCATTTTGTTTCTTCCAATCGGAATACAAAGCAGTCAACTTGGTTTCGGTTGTTTGCTTTTTAATTGTATCTTTAATTGAAATTTGTTGAGTAGATCCCTTTTGATTATTTAAGGCATTTACTAATTCTTCCGCACTAGCATATTCAGTTCCTGATAAACCAAAGGCTGCTAAACATCTTCCTAATGATGAACTGCTACAATTCTCCATAGCACTTGTTTTATTTATAAAGTTAGCATTTCTATGTTCTTCTGCATGACCAACAGCATAAATAGTATCAGAAATATATAGTTCGGTTTTAACGACAACTCTATCATTATCATGGAATAATATTTCTTCATTAAATCTAGCTTCAGGGAAATATTGTAAAAGGTGTCTGTGTCTTTCATTAACTGTAGAATATTTTTTACCTTTAATATCAACAGTTGGAATATTCTTAGCATTTATTAAACACTCCTTTCGTCTTTCTTTGAACCCTCCCTTACTTTTTTCTTCTGTCGTCTGTGGCTTTAGTTTCATTGTTTCCTTTCTTTTGTTGTATCTTTTGGTTTTCTTTAATTTGGTCAATATCTTTCTGAGCTTTAGCTTCTAAGTAACTTTGATTCTTTGCAATCATTTGATCTTTTAATTTAAATAAATCTAACTCTTTATTAAGTTTTGATATTTCATCATCTCTTATATGCAGTTGTTCTATAAGTTTCTTTTCATTGTTTTCATAAGTTCTAATTTTAGTTTGCATCTTTGCAAGTTCCATCATCACATTATCTGTCATTTTTTCCCTTTCATTACTTCTTCAAATGTTAATTTATGAACAATAATATCCTGTACTGCCTGACCTACTATTGCCCCTATATCCATGTTAAGATTTGAGGCTAATGCTTTTCTTTCTTTAGCAGTTAAAATTATGTAATCATTAAACCAAATATCCATGCTTTTAGATAGCTGACTTGGACTTAAATGATCTGCTGTAAAAGTGCCTCCTTCTTCTTTTCTTGTCCACTCTTTACCAATTGTTTTCATAGATTCTCTTTATTATTATATACAAAAAGTGTCAATAAATTATACATATTAAATTCAATTTGTGAGTTCATTATCAAATATTATGGTTGAGTTAAAACTAAAAGATATTCTTTCATTGTCTTTATCATTTGTATTGAATGGATAAACTACATGAGATAGTGAATTTGGGAATAATATCCAATCCCTAACCTCTGGCATAACTCTATAAGAATTATTATTAAACATACTTTCAGATCCTTCTATAAACTCTGTCTGACCTGAAAAATCATTATGTTCTTTAGCATTATCTGTTGAAATCATTTTAGGTATTTGTAGATAACCAACACAGCTTAAATGATAATTACCATGCACATATTCTGTGTGGGTATGGCAAGGGTTATAATCGCCAGGTTTTGATATTACATACCAAGCAGAATTAATTAAAATAGATTTAATCTTATGTTCTATATGATTTTTGACATAAGTATTAATAATAGGATCAAAGAATTTTTGTTTCCATTTGAGCATAATTTCTGGTGATATTAAATACTCTGAATCTACATGACCGACTAACTTTTTAGACCAATCATGGTTCTTTTGTTTTTCTTTATCTTGTCTTATTTGTTTTAAATCATCTTGAAAGTCTTTCATTAATCCTAATGGCATAACTGCTTTAGCAACTGTTGAGCCAAAAGGTTTAAATAATTTAAAATTTATCTTGTCTGACATCTTCCTCCAATGGTTTAAGTTCTTTTAATTCTATTTTATAAGCAGCAGGTCTATCTTGGTAGCCAAAATTTGATAGCTTTTCTGGTGGTAAATTATCATTATAAATAAATGAACCCATAATACTAAAATTAAAATCTTCGTTATTGTCTTTAATGATTAATATATAAGTACCTTTCTTTTCTCCAGGTCTTATCAATAAAAAATTATATGATTTCTTTTCTTGAGTTCTTATTTCTAT